CTCATCTTCCTTACCAACAGAAGAGGTATTATTATTTTGATTAGAATCTTGTCCTTGTTGTCTTTTGTCTATTTCGGCATCTTCTTTTTCTAAACGAATAATAACACTATATCTTTTTTGAACCAAGTATTCAACCATTGCTTCACCAAGCAATGTTGTCATTTTTGCTGGGGTAAGGCCTCGTAACTTTTGCATGAGCTTCTTTTGGCTTTCGAGGCGTTTTCGATCTTTCTTGACGGTTCTTTCGAGATATTTTTTATATGCTCGTTGTTTTGAACCAAAAATTTTATTGCCAATAAATGCCGCAGTTCCGGAAATTGCACTCTGTAAACGATAGCCAAGTTTTGAAACTCCTTTCTTGAGCATTTTTTCTGGATCATAGTCACTTGCATATTGGCCCGGATTGAGAAGCATTTTACCTAAATCAATTCTACCTTTAGGAAGACTTTTGATTCCTCTTCCGGCCGCATCAACCATACGACCTGCTCCTCTGCTTACTCCTGCACCCAGATTACGAGCAGCATCCCGAACATTGATTTCGTCCAATTGCTGCTCTAACTGGACGAAATTTTCGTCCAGTTGTTGCTGATTGATTTGTTTTAGATTGTCACGAAACTCATTATGAAGATCAGTGAAATCATTCTTCATTTTCCCGCTTGTCGAAAATTGTTTGTGCAACTTCTTGTTTACGATTCTCAAGATTATCGTAGACCTTTTGTGCGATTGCTTGTGTGAATGCTTCTTTTGTTTTTACCATATCACCATCATTGATGCTTTTGATAATTTGCTTTGCGTGTTCTGACATTGTTATACTCCTGGATTGATCGTTGTATCTGTTGGTTCGGGAGCAAGGTCATTTTCCATACCTCCTTCTTCCGGCGTGGCTCCAAGTGGCGCTCCGCCAGCTGGTTCTGGTCCAAGGTCTCCGAAGGTATCACCACCTCCGCCAAAGCCTCCGCCCATTCCACCACCCATATCTCCCATACCTTCCTCGCCCTGTTGCATACCGAACTTACTATCGTAACGTTCTTCTTCGATTTCTTCATCGATTCTTTCGATGTCTTCATCTGTTTGGGAAAGGATTTCTTTTCGAATGTAATTTGCAGAGAAGTATTTTCCTCGATACTCTTCTGCTTCACGAAGAACATTCATCTTTTCAGAAAGCAACTCAAGATTTTTCAGTGAATTGAAATTGCTATCTTGGTCATAGACAAAATGAATCTTCGACTTGATGTCTTCCCATTGTTTGAGTGACATGATGTTTTTCAATACAAGTTGCTTCTTGAGCAATTCAATAAACAACATTGAAAAACGATTGCGTAATCTTTCAATGAAACGAAGAAACTTATATTCTTCTCGGCTAATCTCACTGGCTCTACCTAAAGAAAAGCCGCTCTCTGGTTGCATTCTTGAAATTGGAACATTGAGTGAACGAAAGAGTTGTCGCTGAAAGTATTCCAGTTCATCCAGCTGAGTGAAGTTTGCCTCACTTCCCTGGATGGTATCGATCTCTGTGGTTGCTGAGTTCATCACAAAGATACCAGAAGAAAGAGCGAAATTGTGATAGTCATGATATTGATGGTCACCATCAATTGTCAATGTTCCAACATCCATTCGATCTGTTCGCCGAACAACCTTGACAACTGTATGATTTTGAGCAACAGTAGCCTTTTCTTTTCTCTTCTGAACAATCAAACTCTCATCACAATTGCGAACAATCAATTCTGAGATTGAATTGTAACCATGTGAGGAAATGAATTTTCTTACAGTTTCAAGTGATAATTGAGAATACTGTTTTTGAATTGCAGCAACCAAGTGTGAATTCGAAACTCTCGGATTTACAGCAACCTCTTGGCGAACAATTTCAATGATTTTTGAAAGTTGAACGGACTTATAGTATTTCTCAAAGGCCCTTTGCTTTGAACCAGAATCATGCTTTGCACATTGTTTTTGATATTGCTCAACATCATTTTCTTTCAACCAGGCAAGTTTCTCTGCTGCCGCCTTTGAGCCATTTGCCGCTTGTGTTGCTCTCTTTGGATACCATTTATTCAACCACTCTTCATTGGTCATGATTTTTCGATCATCTGCTCTCATTTGACGAACAATCTCACGACCAAGTTCTAAGCCTTTCCAAACTGCTTCGCATGTTTGATTGAAAGCAGAAATTTCTTTTCGTCTTTTTTCGCCAGCCTCTGTTTGAAAAAATGCCTTTCCTGAAATTGAAAGATTCTTTCTCCATGTTTTCACATCAGCAACTTTCCAATTATTCTTGCCCAACTTTGAATGCAAACGAATGTGTTCATTGCGGTCCATAATTTTCAAATTGCTTGGTGTGTTGTTGAATCGGTTCAGATCAATATGATGAATCACTTCTGTTTTTTCTTGAGGGCGATTCATAAATTCACTGACTGCTCGATGAACAAACTCATATTTCTCAGTATCATTATGTTGAACTTGTAAATATTCTTTTGTTTGATTATTTGGACTTACTGCTTTTCTTTTCGTATTGAAAGGCATCAGAGAAGAACCTTCTGTCAAATCTGAAGCCTCAATTCTTTGACCATTACGAAGAATGAATTTGTGGTCTGGAGTTGCTGTAATGATTTCTCCATTGTCCAGATGAACATCTAACACTTCAGCATCATTTCTTGTAACGCCCGCCCAGGAAATCAAACCAGGAACCACATGACCTTTTTCATCCACAGAATAGGTCCAATTTTCTTTTCCTGCTTTATGTTCAACAATCAATTGACCAAGTTCAACATTCCTACCATCTAAGAGAGAAATCTTTGTTGATAAATCAAAACAGCCATTTCTCCTGGGCATCCAATAATCTTCCAGCATGGTCTGAAACTTTCGATCATCTTTCATTGTCCCTGTTTTTGAATCATAAACCATCTTGTTGCGATACTGATTCATCAAGGAATACATGTATTGTTCTGCTTTTGCTTTTGGTAGATTTCCAACATCTACATAGAATACTCTTCTTGATGGTGCTCGACTCAAGCGATAGATGATTGAGGCATCCTCTAACATTCTCACTTGATTCAGGGCACGAAATGCTTTGTGTAGATAAGAAATTACATTTGTTCTTCTTTCATCGAGAAGACCGCTGTTGACATAGGCAATCGTTTCTGGTGCAATCTTGAGAACATTCTTTTGATTGCCAGAATCATGCAGTGTTGAAGCATTCTTTCCTGGATCAATTCCTGTATCGGAATAAAGAAAGTATTCGTGATATTGTTGATTGATGATCAATTCATCTTGACCAATCTGAATCTTTTGTTCTTGTTCTTTCTTCTCACGAATCTTTTTGATTTTGAAAGGATCGAGTGTTCGAAGTTCAACAATACCTTTTTGTGTGTTATTGTGATCGATGATTACATGATAGTATAATCTTCCATCAACAAACCATCTTCGAAAGATTTCGTATCCGTTATATTTGAAATTGAGTTTTTCAAGGAGATATTCAAATTCATTGCGAATTCTTTCCTTGAGCATTTCGGAGATGTCTTCGAGGTAATCGAGTTCAATGCTGACAGAAGAGTTTTTTCTTCCGGAAACAATCGATTCATTGACAATTTCGTCAACTGCAAGTTCACATTCTGGGTGCATGACCATTGAGCGATATCTTGCAATGAGATCAAATTCATTATGGAAACCTGCGTCCGAAGGAAGAAATGTCCCGAAGACACCAGAGGTTGCGGTATAGGATGCACCATCATCCGCTTCTGGTGTGCTGAAGGTTTGGAGTTCCTCCTTCTCTTCTTTCTTTGGATCTTCAAATTTCCAACCAAATAATGTAGCCATAAAATAAGTTCCTTTTCTAAATGAATAAAATTATACTATGATTTATTTATCATTTGTATATTTCACAAGAAACAAAAAAACCCACACCGTAAAAGGTGTGGGTTTCTTCAATCAAAGAAAAAGTTTTGATTAGGCGGTTTCGCTTTCCACCCAGTTGAACATTTCTTCGTTGTTTGATGCAGTAAATGGATTGTTTCCATTTGGATCTTCTGTTGGCTTCTTCACCCAATATTGATAATCGAATGTAACGCCAAATTCTTCAATTCCATCTGCAGTATCCCAACTCAATGCGATTTGGTCAACTGTAGTAGGAAAGGCATCTTTGAAGTAATAAGAACCCATATACTTTGCGCTATCGATTCCAGATTCAGAAACTTTACCATCTTTCTGCATTTGATGAACTTCAAGTTGTCCGTAGACTTGACCGGTAGCTTGGTCGCCAAATCCAGACTCTGCTTCAAAAATTGCCGCACCAGGTGCTAACAATTCAATCCAAGATTCAAAGAAGTGACGAATGCGAAAGTCTTCATCATTGATGATCGTTGTTTGAAACTGCCCAAACTTTCGATCGATCGAAGGAACTTTCATTTCTCTTCCAAGAAACATGATTGACTGAGGTGTCAATGTGCTTTCTGGAATTGAAGCTGCCTTCATGAAGAAGGAGATTGAATTTTCATCCAGTTCCATTCCATTTGGGCTTGTTGAAAGTCCAGGAATTTTTGTGACCATATTTGATGGAAAAATGATCTTCGCATAAAAGAGGGACGGTCTTGCCCCTCCTTTTGCCATTTTATTTCGTAATGAGGTTACGCTGATACCCATAAAAAGCTCCTTGTAACAATGTTGTTTTTGTTTCTATTTATACGCCCAAATCAGAAAATTCAACTGTCTGTCCAACAGCAGTGAAATTCAACTTGATGAAGTTGATTACATAATTTGGTTTCACGTAGATATCAGCTACAAAACGATTTTGTTCAATCAAATCATTTGTATTGTTTGTTTCATCACAAATTACACGATAGTCAGAAAGACCTTGTTGTGTTTGAACAAGTGTCAAATAATTTTCAATCTCTCGACGGAATTGCGCTCGAGTTGCTGGCGTGTTGAATTCAAACAACTTGAGTCTTGCTTGTCCAACAACGAAATCTTTCATTGAAATGAACAGTCTTCTTACGTTGATTCGATCGAATGCACTTGCAATTCTTTGCATTGTCTTATCACCATACAGCAGAGTTCCTTCACCACGAACAGTAATGACTGGATTGATTTGATCCAAATACATTGCGTCACGTTGTGATTGAGTTGGACTGAAGGCAAGTTTGACAACATTTTTGATTTGTCCACGATTATGTCCAGCTGGTGAGAACCAAGGCTTGTATTCTGCATCGGTTCTTGCCATCAGACCGGCAACGTCTCCAGACAAGGTGACCCAGCGATATGTATCATTGTATGGATCATATTGATACTTGAAGTTTCCATCCATGATTGCATAGGAGCTATCAAGAATTCCACCTCTCCAGGCAATCATTTCGCTTGTCATGGCATCTGTATCCGGTTTGTCAAGAATGATGCGATTGAATTGACCAGAGACACAAACCACACAATCTTTTCTTTCTTCTGCGGCTTGAATCATTTTTGAAATTGTGATATGATAATCAATATCAGAATTTGTCCAGCCTGTCAAGAAGAAATCGAGTTCCCAAAGTTCCTTTGATTTGAAAATTTCAATTGCTCTGAACATATCTTCATTTGCAACTGCATTTCCATCAGAACCGGCTGTGAATGTTCTTGCACATTTTGAAACGCCTGACATTCCCGAATTCTTGTTGTATGTCTTGAATACAGTACCAAGTGATTTTTCTCCCCAGTTTGTGTTGATGTCTGGCAACAAGTGATTTGTCCAGCGAATCCAAGTAGAAGCATTGTTGACTTTGTTTACATAGTAAGTTGGATTCTTATAGTCATCTTTACCATCTTTTGCAAGAGACATGAAGCCATAAGCTTCGATTACTCTTCCAATCTCACCAGTAATTTTTCCGTCAACATCAATTACAACCATGTGCAGTTGATCGTTGTAGTCGCCGGTAATATCACCATTGACTTGGCGAATATCATTTGATGTCGCTGGCTCTTTACCGAAAGTGCTTGCATATTTCCATCGTCTTGTCCAAGGCACTGGATTGTTGCTATCAACAGTTCCAATGATGTTTTTCATCAATACAATTTCCGTATCGCTAACAATCTGCTGAACTTCAATTGTCTGTCCTGCAATATCAAGTTTGTCGCCAACATTGACTTGCTTCGAGAATGCAGTTCCCTTACCAAACAATTTTTGAGTATTATGTGTATAATGTACTTTTCCTAACAGATTGTTTGGTGAACCAATTTTTGCACCATAAGAATATTCGTTGAAGAATGAACGTTCACGAATAAGAATACTGTCATCAACAATTGGGTTTAGTCCATCATAATAGACAGAAGGACTTGTAAGACTGAGAGGTGTAGTATCAATCGTTGAACTTCCATCATTGATGTTTACATATCCCTTGATATATGGATCGGCACCACCACCAACAAAACTTTCTGCAAGAACATTAAATGTAGTACCTGCTAATGTAAATGAGATTACTTTTTCTTGGTTTGCATCTGCAGTGCTTGCTAAAATATCTGAGCGGTCACCAAAATATGCTTCAAAATCAACTGTATTTCTCATTGTACCAGTCCAATTCGAAAAACGAATCTCATAAAAATTCTCTCTACCATCGAGAATTTTGGTAAACGATACTTCGTTGAGCGGCTTGTCATTGATCATAATGTAATTGTTTATATTCATTTTCATTCCGCTTGCTCTTTCAGTTGCAAAGCACATTTCAACTCGAAGTGAATTCCCTAAGTCTCCAGGGAAGAGTGCAAGCCAACCACCATAATCGGTTGTATTTCCAAATCGTGGGTTGTCTGGAGTATTATATCCATTTGGTTCTTTGAGACCACCTTCTGTAACAATCAGTTTCTCAACATAGAATTGCTCGTTTGGTGAAAACAAGGGAGCGCCGCTAAAGTTTGCATTCTTTGCTGTACTCTCATCAACAACACGAACAACATTTAGATCCGTTCCATAATCTAAGAAATTCTTTCCATTGAACCACTCATTGAAGTTCAAATTGGTTGGTTTTCCGAATTGTTCAATCAGTTCATTCTCATCATGGACCATAGTGGGAATCATTGCAGGTCCCCAATTAAATTCTCCGATCAGACCAGCAACACTGCCTGTTGAAACAACAGCCTGCCGGATGGATTTGTCATACTCATTTGTGACAATTCCGGGAGAAAGTGTAAAATCAGCCATAACTTTTTCCTTTTGATATTGTTTGATAATTCGAAAGTTATTTTTTGGACGAAAATAAAATAGTTTTTATCTTTTTTTTATTTATCGTTTTTCACACTTCAATAGAGCCAGCTAATATCTTCATTGAAATCAGTATTTTGTGGAACATATGTGTTCTCATTTAAGCCGTCATCCATGAATCCAAAAGGTAAATAGTTTTCATCATTTTCTTTTTCCTCTAGATGGCGCATCAGATTTTCACGAATGTTGTTCTCATACAACTCTTTGAAATATTGCTCATCTACCATCCAAGCAAACAGAACCAATGTCATCACACAATCATCATGTTTACCGTTTTCTGCACTGTAGGAACCGCTTCGAGCATCAACAGAAAAGGTCAGAAACTCACCAATTGTGTCTGCATCTGTCACCAGCAGTTGTTCTTTCTCAATGAGCATCTTGAGATTGGAACAACCAATTCGCTTGACTCTGGGCGTTGTGGTGATGCCGAATTTTGCTCTTCGATCGAATCCACTCGAGAGTGTTGTCTTGTTGTCTTTTTTGACAGTGGTGAAAACGTTTTCGTATTCAAGGTCTTGAACCAAGACATCTGTGACTTGGGAGCCAATGTTGTTTTCCTCTACCAATACGAAGGCTTGGTTATATTTTCGTGCCACATTGTGCATGATTCTTGCATAGATGAT